GGTACTTCCTAGCAGTTACACAATGCGGGTGGCAACTGCGCGCCGTACTTTTAGAGTAAAACTGTACCGTTTAGTACAACGGCTTAATAGACGGGAATCAGAAAAAGCCCTGATAATAAGAAAAAAAGCAAAAAAAGGATACTTACGGATATGTCCGCAGTCAGTCAGGCAAGTTCTCCAAGGTTGGAGCAATTAACTGGAATACCCGCGAATACAATAAGGGATTGGCAAGCTCGTGGGTGGGTGCCCAAGAACCCGACCGAGGTAGAGGGAATAAGGGCGATTTGCCAGACGTTGAAGGAACACGCTGGCAGAGGGGCAAATAAATCAAAAGACCTTGAAGAAGCCAAGTTAAAGTTAACGGAGGCACAGAGAGAGAAGATAGAGCTAAATTTAGCCGTTACGCGGGGGGAGCTGGTCAGGGCTAGTGAAGTAGTGGCAAGTTGGAGCAATTATGTAATTGCCACTAAGACTAAATTGTTAGCTTTACCGACTAAATTAGCTTACGAATTAGCAGGGATTAACGACCCGATAAAGCTACAGAATAGACTAGAAGAGGAAATTAATGAAGTTTTAACAGAATTAAGTGATGGAAGATTTATTAACGGCACACGAACTATTGAGGAAAGCAGCAAAATTGTTCAAACCGCCGCCCCGATTGACGGTGAGCAGTTGGGCGGACAAGCACAGGAAGTTAAGCCCCGAAGCAAGCGCAGAACCAGGACAGTGGCGGACAAGCCGAGCGGAGTACCAACGCGGAATAATGGACGCGGTGAACCACAATGAAATCGTGGTCGTAATGAGCAGCGCTCAAGTAGGGAAATCTGAGGTCGGGCTAAACACCGCAGCGTACTTTATGCACCACGAACCAAGTCCAATATTAGTTTTAAATCCTACCCTTGAAATGGCGGAAACTTGGAGTAAAGACCGTCTCAGTCCGATGGTACGGGATTCTCCTGTTCTCAAGGGATTGATAGACCCGAGGGCAAGAGCTTCGGGTAACACCCTGTTGCATAAAAATTTTCCAGGGGGGCATATTACCCTTGCTGGTGCTAACAGTGCAGCATCTTTGGCAAGCCGACCAATACGGGTAATTATTGCGGATGAGGTTGACCGGTATCCGTTCAGTGCTGGCAACGAAGGGGACCCCTTGGCTCTGGCAGTAAAGCGGACAACTACGTTTTGGAATCGTAGGGTATTGATGGTCAGCACCCCCACGGTTAAAGGGGCTTCTAGGATTGAATTTTGGTTTGAGAAAAGTGACCAGCGCAGGTATTTTGTGCCGTGTCCCCACTGCGGACAAGAACAGTATTTAAAGTGGAGGCAGGTGCAATGGGAAAAGAATCATCCAGAATCGGCTTGGTATGAGTGCGAGGCTTGCCGAGGCAAAATCCAGAACGGCGATAAGCCCGAAATGTTGCGGCGAGGGAAGTGGGTGGCTACAGCCGAGAGCAATATTGCAGGTTTTCACCTCAATGAACTTTATTCCCCTTGGAGGAAATTCGGAGAAGTTGCGGCTGACTTTATAAAAGCCAAGGACAACCCCGAGCTACTTAAAGTCTGGACTAATACCAGTTTAGGGGAATCATTTGAGGAAGAGGAAGGAAATCAGCTAGAGTGGCACACGCTTGCCGCCCGAGCCGAACCCTATCAAGTATTGACCGTTCCCGAGGGAGGGCTATTGCTGACGGCGGGGGTAGACGTGCAAGCCGATAGGTTAGCCGTAGCTATTTGGGCATGGGGAGAAGGTGAGGAAAGCTGGTTGATTTATTGGATTGAACTTTATGGCGACCCCGAGGCAGAGGAGGTCTGGAAGCAATTGGATTTAATCCTAGATGGCGATTATCACCATGCCCTAGGATTTGACCTAAAAATTACCGCCGCCGCAATCGATACGGGCTTTAAGCCGCAAGCCGTCTATAACTACGTCAGGGCTTCAACTAAAAACCTTTTTGCTATTAAAGGGATGTCGACCCCGGGACGACCTATTTTAGGAAGTCCTACTTACCAAGAAGTTAACTATAAAGGACAGAAAGTTAAAAAAGGTATTCGTTTGTGGCCGATAGGGGTTGACGTGATTAAGGGAATTCTCTACGGGCGGCTTAAGATTACTCTCAAGGGGGCGGGTTATGTCCATTTTCCGATAGGAATACCAGAAGAATTTTACGACCAGTTAACCGCCGAAAAGCAGGTTACTCGCTATTTGAAAGGGTATCCTAAGCAGGAGTGGATTAAGGTTAAAAAGCGTAATGAAGCCCTAGATATTTTTGTCTATGCCTACGCTGCGGCGGTAGGAGCAGGAATAGCTCGCTATAACTTCAAAGCCCTGCTTAATAGCTTGCTCCCTAAAGAAGAAGCCCCCGAAGCCTCACCCGAGCCGCCCAAAAAATGGATTAATCCTAATCGTGGTCGCGGCAACTTTGCCCAGAGGTGGTAAGCTAGAAAAAAACACTTGTATTATGCGGTTAAATACTCCTTTTCAGATAGTAATAGGCGACCATGTGGCATGGCGGTCGGGCGATATTTTCATCACTGATAACCAAGGCAAGGCGTTACCGCTTGACCCCGCCACCCATACCCTAACTTGGAAGTTTGGGAAGGAAGGCAGTAGTTTTGAGTTGACCTCGACTCAGGTAGATAGCGACTATTTAACCGTAATTCCCACCGCTACCAGTCAAGACCTAACCGCAGGGGATTATTACTATCACGTTCTTGCCACCGTAGAGGGGGAGACTAAATTTATTTTTGCTGGCACTATGAAAGTAGTTGCCGCGATAGCAGAAGGCACAGACGCTAGAACCTCGACTCAAAAGCTTCTAGACGCGGTTAACGCTGCTATTCAGACCATTCTAGACGGTGGAGCCGTACAGAGTTACTCAATCAAGGGCAGAAACCTTGCTAGGATGGGTATGGGCGAATTGATGGCTTTGCGAGACCAGTTAAAGGTAGAGGTAGCCCGAGAGAAGTCTGCTGAGAGTATTGCCCAAGGGTTGGGCGACCCGCGTAAATTATATGTGAGGTTCAGGTAATGAGCTTTTGGGATGATTGGCTAAAAAGAAAAGAAAAGCCAAAAACCCGCTCCTATCAGGGGGCGGTGTTTAATCGTCTTAGCTCTGATTGGCTTGTTTCGGGTGCCTCTGCTGATTCCGAAATTCTATCCGCGCTACGTCCTCTCCGAAATCGCTCCCGAGACCTGTGCCGAAATAACGATTACGCTAAGGGAGCAGTCCGCACAATTGTTAATAATGTGGTTGGGCAGGGGATTAAGTTGCAGTCTCAGGTCAGGAAGCAACGGGGGCAAGCCTACGATGACCGCACTAACGAACAAATTGAAGAAGCCTGGGTAGAGTGGGGAGACGCGCTGTATTGCCACACCGCCGGGCGGCTATGCTTTAGCGATATCGAACGGTTACTAGTCCGCTCCTTAGTGGAGTCAGGGGAAGTTTTAATTAGGATTGTTAGGCGCTCTTTTGGGGGGAGTCCAATTCCCCTCGCCCTAGAGATTATCGAATCTGACCAACTTTGTGACGACTACTCCGTAGGGCAAGGGACGGGAGGGAAAATCAGGATGGGGGTAGAGGTAGACGATTGGCAACGACCTATCGGCTATTGGCTTTATCCGTATCACCCTGGTGATTATCAATTTAGTCAAAGCTACGCCGATGGGCGACTACTAAGAATCCCTGCTGATGAAATCTTGCATCTTTTCCTCTGTGACCGACCAGGGCAAACCCGAGGGATTCCGTGGTTTCACGCCGCTTTAATGCGTTTGCGGAATATGGGAGGCTATGAGGAAGCTGAATTAATAGCCGCCCGAGCGCAAGCAGCCGTCATGGGGTTTATTCAGACTGCGGACGGGGACAATCTTTCCCAAGGGGTAGAGGCGGGTAATAGGCTCTATAATCTGGAACCTGGAGCTATAGAAGTTCTTGCCCCAGGGGAAACCTTCGCAGGGTTTGCCCCGACTAGACCTAATCAAGGTTTTGACCCTTTTGTTAGGATGATGCTTCGGGGGGTGGCCGCAAGTCTAGGGCTATCCTACGAAAGTTTAAGCCGAGATTACTCGAATACTTCCTACTCTTCAGCCAGAACCTCCTTAATTGAGGAGAGAGATAATTATCGAATCCTACAGGACTGGTTAATTAAAAATCTGCACAAACGAATTTTTAAGATTTGGTTGCAAAGTGCCGTCCTATCGGGAAGGTTGAATCTGAAGGGCTACGACTTAAACCCCGCGCATTACCACAAGGACAAATGGACGGCTCGGGGGTGGCAGTGGGTAGACCCCCAGAACGAGGTAGCTGCGCACAAGGAGGCCATAAAAGCGGGATTCACCTCAATCACGCAGGTAATCGCCCAAACTGGGGGCGATTTAGAGGATATTCTCAAAGAGCGCCGCAGGGAATTAGATTTAGCCGAAACCTTAGAACTCGGATTTGATACGACCATCGCCGCAGGGGGAGAAGAGGAGCAGCCAGCCGAAGGGGAGGAATCGGCACCCATCGCCGAAGGATTAACCCCTCTCCGCTCTTACGAACGGGCAATTAGGGCTAAACAGTGTAAAAAAGGGATAAGCTGCGGAAACGCCTGTATTGCTAAGGATAAGGTTTGCAAGCAATCAATCCCGCCCGAGCAAAAAGAAAATAAGAAGAAATTAATTAAAAAACTAGCTAAAAAGCCTTTAGTCTACAAATCGACTAAAAAGGCGGGAACAATTGCAGAAATAGACCCCGCAGAAATTTTAGTAGACCCTAAGCGATTCCAGTACAAGATTGTTGGCGAACATACTGCTACTGGCTCGGTGGGGAGCTTAGCAGGTGTCAAAAAATATGACCCCAACCTAGCGGGTATCTTACAGGTTTGGCAGGACCCCGCGGACGGCAAGACCTATGTGGTCAACGGTCACAACCGATTAGATTTAGCTAAAAAGTTGGGAGCGGAAAAGGTCGCCGTGCGCTATCTAGACGTTGAGACAGACAAGGAAGCCCGAGCGGTGGGGGCAGTAACCAATATTGCCGAAGGGCGAGGCAATGCCCTAGATGCGGCTAAATTTTTTAAGGATACGGGATTAAGCAGAGAAGATTTAGTTAAGAAGGGAATCCCTATGAGGGAAGCTATAGCCGAAGACGGGTTAGCACTTTCTCAGCTAGAAAATAGTCTATTCAGAAAAGTCATTGATGGGGAAATCTCTATCAATCAAGGGGCTATTATCGGGGGTTCTGGACTGGACAGCCCTAAACAAATAGCCCTGTACGAATTGGCAGAGAAGGAGAGCAAGCGGAGGAATGTCTCCGATATTTTCCTTAAGGAGCTTGCTGATACGGTTAAATCTTCAGAGGAATCTATCTCTTTTGAAACTGACTTGTTTGGCAACGCGGAGATAGTTGGTTCAACCGCTATAGAGAAATCTCACTTACAAGCTCAAGTCAAAAAGCGATTAGCCCGAGAGAAACGGTTATTCGGATTAGTCAGCAAAAGCAAAGCCGCAACCGAACTACAAAAAGCAGGGAATTTAATCAACCAGTCTACAAGTAAAGAAATTTCAAAAGAAGCAGCAACAACTTTACAAATTTTTGACCAACTCAAAAACCTATCGGGTCCTATATCAAAAGCACTTAATTCAGGCGCGGATAGAATACTAAAAGGAGAATCTGCCAAAAAGGTTGAGGACGAAATTTTTGAGGAAATTAAAAAATTAGTAATATTGGAGGTTAAGTGATGGAATCGGTATTAAATGAGCAGGAAAAAAGTAGGATTTTAAACGAATTAAAATATGCTGTTTTTACAGGTAATTTACGGTATGTTTCTGAAGAAAATGAAAAAACAGCCTTAGATAGAGGATTTACTTTAGTTCCTAATCTAATTAGGAGTGCTAAAAATTGTAACGTAGGTATTTCCTGCGGGGGGAGTTGTATCTCTTCTAAAAAGGTGTGTTCCGCGTCTTTGCCCGAGGGAATGCAGGATAAAAAAGCAGCGTTAGCAGCAGCCGTATCCACCGTATCCACGACAGACCGAGGGAGCTACAAGCAACTTATAGCGGCGGGGCAATCCGTAACTGACCGCTACGTTAAGGAGGGGAGGTTAGGGGAATTTTCTAGTCTTTATCAGGAGTTGCAAGCCATAGGCACCGCCGCCTTAACCGAGAACCTTGACGCAAAACTAGATAAGTTAGAGGTAATCGTTGAGGGGAGCGGCAACCCGCAAGCGATTAAGCAATCAATCAGGGATTTTTACGCGCTAACAGGGGAGATGAGCTCTGAAACCCTAGAGGCGGTGGTTATCTCTGATAAACGGCCTATGGCTTCAGTAGGTGGGGGATTTATTGAGGTGGGGGATGACCGCTCCGATATCTTCCACGAAGCAGCCCACCATATTGAAGCCGATACGGATATTTATTTAGCCGCTAAGCAATGGCGGGATAGTCGGGCTATAGGTCCCGCTAAACCTTTAGCCGAAATAACGGGAATTTCTGAATACGGCGATGAGGAAGCCGTACCAGGCAATTTTATCAACCCCTACGTAGGCAAAGTTTACTACGGCGAAGACTCTACCGAGGTCGTGTCCGTAGGGCTAGAACACTTTAGCAATACTCAGGCAATGCGCACGCTGTACCAGGGCGACCGTGAACACTTCGACTTAATGGTAGGTATTCTCGCCACCCAAGGGCAAAGACAACGGTTTGCTGGGCTATACTCTACCCGTAGCTACTACAGAAATAAACCCCCAAAGCCCAAAAACTGTAAAAAGGGGATAAGCTGCGGTAATGCGTGTATTTCTGCAACTAAAACTTGTCGAAAAACCCTAGACGCTACGGCAAAAAAAACTAAAAAAACACTAGAGAAGATAGTCAAAAAAACACCGCCTAAATTAAACCGAGCGAACTATAACGAGATGATTGCTGTAGGTAAAGAGATTTTAGACGGTGCTTTAGCTAAATCTTCTTCGGCAACCAAAATTTATTACAACGTGACTAACGAGTTAAAAGACCGCATAAAAGCCTCTGGGTTTGACGTTGAAGAGTGGGTAGAAACAATTACCTATACAGATGCTCAGGGAAATAAACTAAGTGTTCCTGAAGAAAGTTCGTTTAAAAGCGTGCTTTTTGACGCTGCTATTTTAGCAGGCACTGCCCCCAGTCTAGAAAAGGCAAGATACGATTCAAAATCACGCGCTTTTGCTAATGAAGATTCTATTACGGTTTCCGAATTAAATTTTAAGTCAGAAATTTTCCATGAGTTTGCGCATCATGTCGAGGATTCCGATTTTGATGCGGCGGTAGCAACTCGACAATGGAGGGATTCTCGTGCGAGTAGCGATGACCTAGTTCTCATGCGAGAACTTACTGGAAACCCAAACTATCGCGATTCTGAAGTGGGGTATCGTGGGAATTACGTTCATCCGTATGTGGGCAAGGTGTACCAAAATAGCGGGGCTACTGAAGTGCTATCGGTAGGGTTTGAACACTTGGCAGGGCCTATGTCGTTTAATCGCCTTTTGAATCAAGACAGAGAACATTTAGAGCTTATACTAGGATTAATTGCTACAAGGACTCCGTAAATGCAAATAACGCTAAATCATAACTCCTCTAGCACCGTTACTTTAACCACCGAGCATGACGACCGAGACGCTTGGACGGCAGTTAAGCTGACAGTTGACCCCCCCGAAGCCGAGGCAGAAATTAAAGCCGATTTAGAGAAAGAGGCACTTTATGGCCACTACGGGCATTATGTGGACCTTTTTGGGAAAACCACCAACCTTGACCTACAAGCCGCCGTTCACAAGATGGGAAAATTTACCCTTATCGCAATTGAGCCACGGATTGAAGCAGACCCTAATTTCCCCCCAGAAGGAGCCGTATCATGACCGAAGCCCAACTATTAGCTCTAGAAGTAGTCGAATCCGTTTACACTGACGGGGTAGACGCTATCGGAGAACCCACCACCAATGACGCGGGTAATATTGTGGTTAAGTTTCAAGACGGTAACAAGGTCTTGACTGCCACGATTTACCCTAACCGAGACTCAAACGATATAGAAATTAAAATGGACAACCCCGAAGTTGCTGCCTAGAACACACTTACTAAAAAAGATTTTAGAAAAATCCGTATAATTACGGATTTTTTTTGCATGGATGCAAATTATATTAATAACAGAAAGAGGGCAAACCACTACACAACAGCCCCACACGCTACAGAGGTAAATTAAAATGCTTTTCCAAAATAAAATCAACCAACTCAACGCTACAGTTTCCACAATCAACGCAACCATTGAAGATTTAAGCCGTCAAATAGAAGCCCTACGGGAGCAAAAACTAGCTCTAGAAACCCACCTTCAGGAGTTAGGTAGTGCCGAAAATGCTGCGGAATCTGCCCTAGTTCAAGTCCAGACCGCTATCAGTATGATTCAGGCAATTAGCCCCGACCAGATTGTCACCTTTAAAGATGCAATAACCGCGCTATTTAATACCGATTTACCCACCCTCCCCCCTGTCACCCCAGACCCCGAACCTAAAAACCCCACCCCTGACGAGGAAAATACCATAATTGTTGAACCAACCCTAGAGGATATGGTAGGGGACAATAATCCCACCATTGCTGACCTACTGAAAGAGGAGTACACCAAAACCACCACTAACGGACATCCTGCGTGGATTAAACGCCTAAGCGTAGCCAAACTACGGAAGCTGTGCCAAGAGCGTAACCTTGACAGTAATGGCACAAAAGCCGAGCTTATAACCCGTCTTGCTGACTGGGGGCTCCTAGAAGCTGACTTAGTAATCTCAACGATTAGTAAATAGTAATAATGCCCCCTACGGGGGGCTTAAGGAAAAAAATGAAGTTCACAATCTGCTTATCAGTCGTTTTGTTTGTCTCAGCTATTCTGTTCCCCGTATCACCCGCCTCAGCAATCAGTCAAGTTATTATATTCCTTAGCGCCGCACCTTTTACTAAAGGCTAAAGCTGCTAACGCAAGTCCGAACTAAGATAGAAGTATCTTAGTTATTTTTTTATCTATGGAAAAATATTTTACCCGCTACCAAGAAATTACCCCACAAATAAACCACGACCGCCTAACCTTTTCCTTCTCCTCGGAAACCCCCGTTAACCGTGGAATTGGATACGAGATTCTCTCGCATAGCCCCGAGGCTATCAATCTAGAACGCTGTCAAAATGCCCCGCTCCTTTGGAATCACGACTGGAATAAGGTGTTAGGGAAAGTTGAGAAGGTTTGGGTAGAACGGGGCAAGGGCTACTGTGAGATACGGTGGTCTAAATCCGAGCAAGCTCAAGCCGTCCGTGCTGAAGTTGAAGATGGAATTATTTCTAATGTTTCTCTCGGATATTCTGTGGAGAAGGTGCAGGATGGGATGCCTGACAACAACAGTTATACCGTGACTCAGTGGACCCCCTACGAAATTAGTCTAGTAGCCGTCCCTGCGGACCCTACGGTAGGAATTAACCGAGCTTTTCTTGCTAATATGGAACAAAGGAACTCTAAAGGAATTTTTATGGAAAATGCAACGCTAGATAGAAGCGAGATATTACGACAGGAGAGGGAAAGGATTCAGGCGATTACTAACGCTTGTACTCGCCACGGATTTAAAGATTTAATCGAGCCGTCTATTGAGGCGGAAAAAACTATAGAGGAAGTCAGAGCGGCGATTCTAGACCGACTCAGTAACGCCCAAACTCCCGTAGCGCAAGGCGTTGACCCCCTAGGCTTATCTGCTAAGGAGGAAAAAACCTACAGTATTGTTCGTGCGATTAACGCCGCGATTAGTAACGACTGGTCTAAAGCAGGATTTGAGAGAGAATGTAGTCTTGAGATTGCCAAACGTGCTGGCAGAGAACCCAAGGGCTTTTATGTCCCGATGCGTGATTTAAAGGTTCGCGCCCCTTACGCGGTAGGGTCTGCTGGCACGGGGGGGAACGTAGTCTCGACTGACCTTTTAGCCCAAAATTTTATAGACCTCCTCCGCAATAAAGCGATGGTCGTACAGGCGGGGGCAATGATGTTAAGTGGCCTACAAGGGAACGTAACCATTCCTAGACAGGCAACCGCAGCCTCTACCTACTGGGTTGACGAAGCCGAAGCCGTCACCCAAAGTGAGGCAACTTTTGGACAGATTTCTCTAACCCCTAAAACCCTTGGGGCTTTATCGGAATTTTCCCGACTAATGCTGTTACAGCCGTCTATTGATATTGAGCAATTTATCAGAAACGATTTTGCTCGGATTATGGCTCTTGGGATTGACCTTGCTGCTATTTCTGGCACGGCAGCCGACAGTCAACCAAGGGGGATTTTAAATACCTCTGGTATTGGCTCGGTGGCAATGGGCACTAACGGCGGTGCGCCCACCTTTGCCGCCCTTGTTAACCTTGTCCGCGAGATAGCGGTAGACAACGCCGACACTGAGAGTATGCGTTGGATGACCAATCCGCAGGTCAAGGCAAAACTAATGACCACCCCTAAACAAACGAACGGGGTAGAGGGTAATTTTATTCTGCAAGACCCTGGAATGTCGCTTTTAGGTTATCCGCTTCTTTGCACTAACCAAGTCACTGCTGCTGGGACTAAAGGAACTGGGACGGCTCTTAGCACGATTATTCTGGGCACGTGGAGCGACTTAATTATAGGGGAGTGGGGAGTATTAGAAATCTTGCCCAACCCCTACGGGTCAGGTTATGCGGCTGGCAGTGTGCAAATCCGAGTTCTTCAGACTATAGACATTGCTGTGCGCTACGCTCAATCCTTCGCTGCTATCACCGATTTGGTAACTACCTAATCATGATGAAAGTCAGAGTTAGAAAAGGATTCAACGTTAAGCTTACCTCAACTCGTATTTTTGCCGAAGGTGTAGAATTTGACTGTACACCCGAGGAATACGAGTTAATTGCCCACCAAGTCGAAGAAATTCCTAAACCACCTAAACCACTCACAAAAACATCATGAAGAAATACACCGTAACCCGACCGATTTACCACCAAGGAACTTTTTACGAAGCAGGAAGCATTGTAGAGATGCTCCCTAAAAAAGCCGAATATCACGGCGATGCTTTAGTAGAAGTAGAGCTAGAACCACCTGTACCTTCGGATGAATGAGAATCTAGACCTATTTTTCAGACTTGACGACTTCGCTGTAGAGGGAACTCTAGCCAGCGGAGTCAAAGTCAAGGGCATTTTTGACCAAGAATTTCTAGCTATGGAGATGGGTGCCGAGGGCAGGAATATTACGTTTACAGGGAAAACCTCTGACTTTACTGGGCTACACCACGGCGACACAATTACGATTGCAACAATTCCCTATAAAATAGTCGGAATAGAGCCGCAGGGGGACGGCAAAGTAACCGATTTAATCCTAAAATTATGAGCAAAAGAGCGATATTAGAATTAATTTTAAGTCAGCTTGAAACGATAACGACAGCTAACGGATATTTAACTAATATTGGCTCTAACGCTACCTACGCAAGGGATACTAATCAAGAATGGGATACCGAGGGCGTGACCTTTAGAGATTTTGGTTGCAATATTTCGGAAAATAACATTTATCATGTTTACGACCTCGACCTAGAAATAGAAGCAATAGCATTTGGAGACGACTTAATAACGATAGGCTGTGACCTTGAAGAGGATTTAATTAGCTTAATAGCTAGAAACTTAAACTGGGCAGGGGATGCCCTCAAGACAGAGTTTCACCCTGATAGCTCTATCGTGAAAGACTTCCAAACCGCAGGGAAAAGCGCGGTTAGTGTTACCCTGAACCTATCGGTACAGTTTAGACTGCCAAAGTGGTCGGTAGGGTAGAATTGAGTAAAGATTTACTAGAAGTGAGATTATGACTAATTATTATTTCCGAGGACAGGGGAAAGTATACCTAGCCAACTTAACGTCTGCGGACCTTATTACGGGCGGGTTTCGGTTCGTTGGAAACGTCCCTGAATTAATGCTTGGGTTAGAAACCGAGCCGAACGAACACAGGGAAAGCACTTCGGGTAAGCGGTCGGTAGACCTAATTATAGATAATGTGCTGAGTGGCAACATGAGGATGACGTTAGAGGACTTTAGCCCTGAAAATTTCGCCCTTGCTGCCTACGGAACAAGTACCTCTACTACGGGAGCAACCGTAACCGATGAATCGATTGCGGCAAAATTAGGCTATTCCGTGCCTTTAGCTAATATCAATGTGAGTACGTTTACCTCTTTAGAAATCGGAGCTAACACTATTACAGCTAGTGGAAACTATTCTGTTGACCTAAAAGCGGGGCTAGTTACTTTTGAGGCTACCCCAGCCGATACTAACCTAGTTGCAGATGCTACCTGTTTATGTACCTATACCTTTGGCACTCATAAAAAGGTTACTGGCTTTACTGATACTAGAAAAAATTATTATTTACGGTTTGCTGGGCTTAACACCGTAGATAGCGACCGTCCTGTAGTTGTGGACGTTTTCAAAGTAACGTTTGACCCAATGACGGAGCTTGCCCTAATTAACACCGAGCTTAGCAATATGGCCGTTGACGGGAATATGCTTTACTCTAACGCGAATTATGACGGCAATTATTTTAGAGTGAAATATATAGGATGATGCGGAGTTTAGCCGACCAAAACCGAGCTACTCGGGAGTTTTTGCGCTCCGAGCTAAAAGGGTTTGAGGCGGCTAATAAAGCCGCCCTACGCTCGACTGCCGCCGCTTTAAAACGAGAAGTAACCAAACAGCTACGAACCTTTAAAAAAGGTCCGAATGGTAATGGGTCTTTCCAAAAAGCTGTCAAGGTTAAGGAATTGCCAGCTAAAGGAGGTTTGCCGTTAGCAGAAATAGTTCGCTTAGGCGTTCCGTTTATGAATGTCTTTGAGGAAGGGGCGACCGTCACTGGAAAAGCCAACCTAATTATTCTTCTCCCCAAGGGGGCAGCCCTAGGGTTTAGGAGGATTAGTAAAGGAAATACTTGGGCAACGGTTTGGAGCCGTATTCAGTCTAGAGCCAAGGTTATCCTTGTCAGTGATGGGACAGTGATAGCAATAGTTGATAGAACGGGGGTAACTATCCCTATTTACAAAATTCAACGACAAGTAACAGTTCCTAAAAAGATTAGCTTTTTCGACACGGCTGAACAACTAGCCAATTCAATCCCAGACGAGATTACCCGACTTTTATCAGGAGGATAAATGAGCGATTTAGATATTTTGTTCCCAGAACGGGTGTTAACCCTAGGGCAGGAAACCGTAGAGGTTAAACCGTTTAGGTTTGGAGATTTTAAAAAAGTTCTTGCAATCCTTGACGAATTTATAGAAATATTTTCTAGTGACCCCGAGACGTGGGTACAAACCCTATTAGGTAGTGGAGAGGAAGCAGTAGAAGCCCTTGCTACCTTAACCCTATTTTCTGTCAACCGTGACCGCGACTGGTTAAATTCCTTAGAAGGGGATTTAGCCCTAGATTTATTCTTTAAGGTATTCGAGGTAAATGCCGATTTTTTCGTCCGCAAGCTGACCACGGGGGCGACCTTGGTAGCCAACGCAATCCAGAAAGCTGGACAATCCTCACCGCCCGCCTTATCGCCGCAGGTCACAGATGGGCAGAAATCCAAAACTATTCGCAAGGCCAGCTAAAAGCTTTTTTACTAGCGGCAAATTATTTAGAAGCCGAACGACAACTTTTTAATTTATCGGTAGAGGCAATCGGAGCGCAAGGGAAAGGCAAGGATATTAAAAAGTATCAGGGCGATTTAATTAAGTTTCAGGAGCGGGTAAACAACAATGGCACAGCGCACCCTAGCGATAAAGTACACCACCGAGGGCTACCAACAGGCAATCCAATCAATGAGGGGGGTGGGTTTAGCGTTTGACGAAGCCCTACAGAATGCGCAAAATGCTGTGCAGGAAGCAGCTAAAGCCGCCCAAGACGCTACCACCTCGGGCAACCAAACTAAATTAGCCGAAGCCCAAAAAACGCAGGAAGCCGCCGCCAAACGGGTTAAAACAGTCGTCTCTAACGCTTATCGGGAGCTAAGGGTAAAAAGCACAGCCGAGATAGAAGACCTGAAGAAACAGGCAATTAGTGCCTTTAAAGCCTTAGAAGCTTCAGGGGTAGCGTCTGCCCAAGACATTGCTAACGCCCAAGCCGCCCTGACTAAACGACTAGCTGACCTTGACAAACAGCTAGACCAGACAGGGGAGGGGATGCAAGGATTAGGGCAACAAACCCAACTAACTACGGGATTCTTTGCCAATTTCTTTGCCAACCTAGCTAGTAACGCAGTCCAGAACTTTCTCGGGGCGATTACCAACGGGGTTAATAGCCTAAAAAGTGCTGTGCTTCAAGCTGGGATAGCCACTGAGAATACTAAGGCACAGTTAAAAACAATTGAGGGGAGCGTAGCGGCTGCTAATACAGCCTACGAAAAAATTGCCAAGTTTGCCAAGGAAACCCCCTTCGAGTTGCAGCAAGTAACAGCTGCCTACGTTAGTTTAGCCAACCGTGGAATCAAGCCAACCGAGGCTGAACTGAGAAAGATTGGAGATTTAGCAGGAAGCCAGCAAAAGCCCTTACAGCAATACGTTGAGGCAATTTTAGACGCGATGACTGGAGAGAATGAGCGCCTCAAGGAGTTTGGTATTCAGGCAGAAAAGTCGGGCGATAAAGTAACGTTTACCTTTAAGGGAGTAAAAAAGACGGTAGAGGCAAGCGGTGACGCTATTTATCAAGCCCTCCTCAGTTTTTCTGAGTTAGAGGGGGTACTCGGGGGAATGGAGGAACGAGCCAAGACCACCGAAGGGCAGATGTCTAACTTGACTGATGCTCTCAGTCAAATTTACGTTTTGTTATTTGAGGCAATCAAACCCGCCCTCGACGCGGTTATCAAAACAGCAATAGGTATTCTTGACCCGCTAGGACAGCAAAAAGATTTATTTGCTGCCATTAAGGAAGAAGCCGAAGCCTTCCAGAAATTCCTAGAGCAGAATCCTCAATTAGCCAAAGCCCTCGCCGACCAACTGAAAAACGGGGTACAGGTGGCCGCTAAAACGGTAGCCGCCACCGCCGAACAAATCCTAAAATTTCTGCAAGAAAATCCTACTGCTATTGAAGAGACGATTAAGAATTTACAAGTACTTGTCTCGGTAATGGGGGAATTTGTTAAGCTTATTAATTCTGCCCTAGAAGGTTGGAGGAAAATAGGAGAATTAATTAAAATAATCAGTCAAGAGGTTGGGGGGACTCTTTCCCCACAAAAAATCGAGGAACAGATTAGAGGGGCGGGGGGAACAGATGCAGATGTCAAGCGGGTTTTAGCAGAGATTCAAGCCGAAGTACGAAAAGGTTCTATAGCAGAACAAGCATTTGATATTAATCGGACTCAGGGCATAGCAAGGCAATTTCTAGAAGCCGAACTAGCTCGCCTTAGAGGACAGGCAACAGTAAACGAGGGTTCAGACCAAGGACTTAGAAATCTTGCTAAAAGACAGGAAGGGATTAATAGCAGAGAGCAAGCTTACAAGCCCTTATTAGATTTAATAGCCCGAGGAGAGGGCGATTACAACGCGGCTAACCGTGGGACGGCAGGAGATACCCCGGGAGGACTACAGGCTATTTTTGGGGGGCGCTCTGCCGAGCAAATATCAATTAACGAATTGATTAGGGCAGGACAGAAACGACAGGTTTTTGCCGTGGGGCGCTATCAATTTATCCCATCAACTTTAAGGGAAGCTGTCAAAAGAGAAGGATTAAGCGGACAAGAACCGTTTAACGCCGAAGTGCAAGACAGGCTTGCAAGATATTTGCTGAATCAAAAAAGACCTGCTATAGGAACTTTTTTATCAGGCCGCTCTAACAACCTGAGAGAAGCGGCCCAAGACCTAGCGAGGGAATTTGCCTCAGTTGGGCTAACCTACCCCGAAGCAGGAAGAAGGGTAGGGCAGTCTCGGTATGCAGGAACGGCGGGTAATGCCGCCTCTATTTCTCCTCAAGAAGCCCAAGAAGCTTTAAAAAAAGTTAGAGCCGCTTTAGGTGGGGCGGTATTGCCAGAGCCACCCCGTTCCCAACCAAAGCCCGAGGAGGATAAAGAAAAAGCGCAAAAGGTAATAGAGGAAGCCCGAAGCCGACAAGACCAGCAAAGCCGACAACGGGAGGAAGCCGCCCGACAACGATTAGAGGCGGCACAGCGCCGAGAACTGCAACAATACGACCTCGGTACGGCAAACCTACCACCACAGGAGCGAGGGGAGAGGGAACAACGCCGCGCCGAACTGGTCAGGGAGCAACAATTTAAACGGGAATCCCTGAGTATTGACCAGACTCTTGCCCAACTGCTAGAGGAAAGAAAGCGAAAAGAGCAGGATATTAAGGCGGAGAGGGAAACCACCGCCCGGGACATCTCCTTAGAAATCCAACTGCTCAACGAGCGTAAGCAGCAACTAGCGGAAAGCTTCGGGGTAGAAAAACAAATAACCGAAGCCCTAGACGCGCAACGATTAGCTCAGGAAGCCAAAGCCCGAGCAACCGAAAGAACCCGACAAGAACAGGGGCTAGAACTGCAACGATTAGAGCAGGAGCAAGCGTTAAAGCTGAAAGAATTTGACGCGGAAACCGCCCAACTTGCTCAAGGAGGGGAGAGAGAAGCTCGGGCTATTCAAAGGGAAGCCCTAGAGAGGGAATTATCGTTACAGAGAGAATTGCTGGGAATTGAACAGGCAATTACTAACCTGCAAACCGAGAGACAGCTAAAACTAGCAGGGGAACTTAGCACAGGCAGGGACATAACGGCAGAGATTAACCTGCTAGAACTGCGGAAAACCAGATTAGAAGAAACCCAGATATTAGAGGAGCAGATAGCCACCTCTAGCACTGTAGAAACTATCGCCCAACGAAGTCAAGCTTATACCGAGCAGCTAGAAGCTGTAGAGGAATTATTTAAGGGCTTGCAATCCAATCTAGAGCAGACAGACGTAGAAACTAAGGCCATCGAGGAAATAGCCGATAAGTACAAAAACTATACCGAGCAGCTAGACACAGCACGGAAAGCCCTATTAGACCTAATTGCCTTCAAGCAAAGTTTGGGGCAAGACACCGACCCCGAGCAGGAACAACTAGATGTACTAATCCAAAAGTACGAGCAATTAAATCAACTCAGGGGACAAGAAGAGAATCTAGCCAGACAGCAAGTTAACTTGTTGACCCAACAGCAAAACCTAGACCAAGCAAGGGGTTTAGAGGATTTGCAATCTCAGATTGACCTTGGACGGGCTGACAAGTTGAGAAGGCAGGGGGATAGCTTCGGGGCTGATGCCATCCAAAAAGAAGTAGCTATCAGGCAGGAAAACCTCCGATTTGACCAGCAAGTTCTTGACTTGTCAGCTACCTATGGCAACCAACCCGCTCTATTAGACCAGCTAATAGGGAAAGCCCGAGAACTAAACGAAATTAACCTTGACCAGATTAACGGGCAGTTTCAGAGCCTTGGGGAAGTTATCGGGGGAGTAGTAGCCGATGGATTTTTGCAATTATTTGACGATTTAATTTCTGGCTCTAAATCGGCAGGGGAGGCATTTGCCGACTTCGGCAAATTAATCCTCTCCACTATCGCTAAGATGATAGTGCAATTCTTGATACTTAAAGCCGTGCAACTATTTACGGGCTTTGGAGGAGGGAAAGGAGGAGGGGCGACCACCTTCTCTGGCTTCCCCTCTACTCTAGGGGTAGTCGCCGCAAAAGACGGCGGACTTATTACTGGACCTGGTACCGGAACAAGCGACTCTATCCCTGCTTTCCTCAGTAATGGGGAGTTTGTCTTTACTGCTGCTAGTACTCGCCGCCTTGGAACCCGCCTCCTTGATGACCTGAATCAAGGTCGAGTACCTACGCTAAACTTATCAGACTTACCCGCGCAATCTCAAACTAATACCTACAACCGTACTGCCACGGTTAATGTAGCTGTGACTACCCCTAATGCTGACTCTTTTAATAAATCGGAATATCAGCTAGGGAAAGACATGGCAGAGACTATCAGACGAACTATGGCACGAATTTAGGGAACACTTAAACTAGATTATTAGAGGGGGTAACTATGACATCTAACGAACCTAACAAACGAGCATCTGACACTTACGTGCCATTGTCCCTATTAATCGGAGGAATCGGGCTATTCGTGACCCTTTGGGGGCTGAACGATAGTTTTTCTAAGAATACTATCGCCCAAGAGAATAGATTCACTAAACTAGAATCTAGGTTAGAGGAATCCATGAAAAAGTCGGAGGACTTTGAGAGCCGCCTGCGCGCCCTAGAATCCATAAAAACAAGATAACCAACTGATTAAATACTATAGGTCTATTATGGTTCAGAGAATGCGACAAAACACCCAAGATTGGAAGATTTCCCTAGGAATCCTGCTCTTTTTTACAATTAGTGTGACTGGAGTCCTGTCCCTAATTGTTAGGGTAAACCAATCAACCTTAAAAATACTCACTACTCCCGCCTACGGACAAAATGAAACTTTTAAGCGGTAATTTATTATCTAAGCTTTATCAAGAAGTACAAACCCTCGCCTTTTGTTGGAGACTCGAAAGAACTGACGGGATTATTCTGGGCTTTACCTCCCACGACAGGGATTTGACAATAGACGGTGTAACCTACCTTGCCAGTTCAGGTTTTATCCCGACTGCCACCGAATTTGTGGCAAGGTTAGAAGTAGGGAACTTAAACTTAGTGAGCTTCTTCGATAGTGAGTCCATAACCGAAGCCGATATCCTGCTGGGGCTTTACGATTCGGCTCAAGTTCAGATGTTTTTAGTCGATTACCTTAATCTACCGTCTAGCTTATCTAGCTCACCCGTTACCTATCTTTTCCTTTTAGAGGGGACGCTAGGGAGAGTAACCTCTACGGACAAAGGATTTACGGTAGAACTTAGGTCACTTACCCAATACCTCAACCAGAAAAAGACTCAGCTAACCAGTCCCTTTTGTCGGTACGACTTCGGGGACGAAAACTGTACCGTTAACCTTGCTTCCTACACAGACACCCTAACGGTTGACGCGATAGGGGCGGACAATCAGTTAATAACCACCTCGGAAACCCTGACAGCCGATAAGTATAAATACGGTTATCTGACCTTTACCACGGGGGTAGGGGCAGGGAGGAAATTATCTATTAAGGGAAATTCTACTAATTCCATTACGTTGTTTGAGGCGGCACCGTGGGCTATTGTCGAGGGTGACGAATTTGAGGCGGTGGCTGGTTGCGAAAAAACCCGAGAAGCCTGTAAAAGTTTCTCGAATATAGTAAATTTTGGAGGTGAGCCAGATATTCCAGGCGTAGACGAATATTTAGCGGGCTATGCCTAACATTGACGAAGGCCGCGGGGAGTCCAACACAGGGCAGAGGCTTCGGTACTATCTTGGATAGTATTCTTAAGATTTTCCGCGTGTGTGGGAGCAAGCCCAGATAATAGGGCTATAATTAAAGGCAGAACATAAATACGCATGAGTGCAAGGGGTTTTGAGTGTGGTTACTCTAAAAGTACCCTTGCACTTCAGTAAGTTTTTACTAGAATTTACTGAAGTTTTTTGTTCTTAACCAGATTTTAAAAAAAATACTTAGGGGAAGCTCACCGCAGCATCGGGGCGGGTAGTAGCTCCGCTTAATAATGCCCTAGTGCGGGTGAACTGCTAAAATTTTAGCAAACAAATACGAAACGGTTGCGGATTTGGAACTTTTATTAGGACTGGTTTTCGGATGTGCTGCTCTGTACGGGTTTTATATAGGGCTGTGGGTGATTTTATGGATAATTCAAGAACTACGGAAATAATCAGGGTAGCCCGTACTTACCTAGGCACTCCCTACCACCACCTCGGGAGGGTTAAAAATATAGGAATTGATTGCCTAGGATTGGTAATTTGTGTAGCTCAAGAGCTAGGATTGCCCGTAAAGGATAAGAAGACTTACAGCCGATACGCTACTGGATTGAACCTATTTCAAGAATTTGGAGAACAGTGCCAACCCTGCGAGAGGGGAGAGGGGGCTATCCTAATCTTTGCTACGAGAAAATTGCCTAATCACTGTGGGATTGAAAGTAGGATAAACGGTGAACCCTCAGTAATTCATGCCTACGGTCCCAGTGAGGAGCGGCGGGGGGAGAGAAGAAGTCCGAGCGAGGTTGTCGAACACCTTCTAGGGGATTGGTGGGAAGATAAAATAGTTGGTATCTACAATTTCCCACGGGCAGAAAATGTTAAACAAAAGTGATTTATTAGGGATTCTTTGCCTAACTTGGGCTGGCATTGTATTTTATTTCCCTCCTGAGTGGGTTTCTGGTGCAGATAGGATGTCCGTAGTCTGGGGATTAGGGGGCGCGGGTTTGACCCTTTTAAACTCTATTTTTTTTAATGCGAGGAACAAGCCTTGACTGAAACCAAACTTAACCTAGGATACGACTACGGCACCGTTGGGGGTCCGAAGTTTTCTACTACGGTTATTGAAGATGGGGCAGGTAATACTACTCGACTTATTAATTGGCAACAACCGTTAGGGCGCTGGCAATTAGGAAATAGAACTTTAACCAGAACCGAATTAGATTATTTTTTAAGTTTCCACGCTGCTAGAAAGGGTAGCCAAGAAGCGTTTAGGTTTAAGGATTGGTCAGACTATAAATTTAATAATCCGATAGGGGTAGGGGACGGGATAACTACCGAGTTCCAACTCTACAAAACCTACACCTTTGGTAGTGAATCGGTAAACCGACCGATTACTAAACCCGTAGAAGTCAGCATTTTGATTGAGGGGGTAGAGGAAGAAGATTTAGAAATAGACACGACTACGGGGCTAGTAACCTTTGGTAATCCTCCTGAAGAAGATGCAGTAATAACAGCCATAGGGACTTTTGATGTTCCTGTCAGGTTTGAACAGGACAGCATTAATTTTAGATTCGTAGCCAAGGATTTATTTGCTTTGGAATCCTTATCCTTGGTAGAAGAGAGATTAGATAATCCCTTACCTTTTGATGGTTTACCCGAATCTTTGGGACTAATACCTCTTGGCTACGATTTTGATACGGTGGGTGGTCCTACTTTTAGCACCACGATTATTAAAAGCGGTGGAGGATTTGAATCCCGCGCCCAAAACTGGCAAGTACCCCGCAGACGCTGGCAAGTAGGGGACAGAACCGTCAATTCGACAGAGTTAGAGGAGTTGCTTTCTCTATTCAGGATTGCCCGAGGCGGGGCAGTAGAATTTAAGTATTACGACCACCAAACCGAGCAGGAAATACCTGTAAGATTTGAACAGGATTCTATAGAATTTCGATTTGATGCTGCTACCTCAGAGGAAGTTGGAGAGAAACTGTTTTATCTCTCTGGACTTCCTTTGATTCAATCTAAAATTATTTACGGTAGCCTAATAGAGTCAAGAACGCGAAGTTTTGAAGACAATTTAGGCGTTGACGTACCTAACGGTACTTACACGTTTTCTGTTACGGCACCGCCTGAATTTGACATTTATTCCGAGCTTCAGATTAGAGCCTATCTAATTGAGGCGGAATGGGATAACCGAGCTATTTTAGGCTTATTTTATAATGACACCCTTGGTACTTTTAACGGAGATTTCTTTATTGGAGTAGGCAAAACCTTTAACGCTTTTGTTGTCCAAGATTCGGCGGGACCTTGTTATTTTACAGGTACTATCAGGTGGGAAGCATGGACTATATCGTAAAATATCCGTTTCCTGAGTTGTAAAGAGTATTAATTTCACTAACTGTAAAAGTCCGATTTGCAAGGATGACCTGCGACATATATCCCGTCATCCCGTTAGAAACATCTCCGAAAGCCCCTAGCCACACATTTTGCAGAGTAACAGCAGGGCTTCCCGTTATTACCCCAGAACCAACGGAAACCCCGTCCCTGTACAATGTAACGGTGGCTGTAGAATGGGCATAATTAAATACCCAATGTTGCCAAGTATTTTCGGTTAGGGCAGAGCCTATTTGGAAAATAATCGAAGGAGAGGAATTAAAAACAGATAAAACTAACTGTCCTTGGAATGCCGAACCATCGTTAATATAGGTTATCTGCCATTCTCGTATTCTAATAGAATCTTTAGTTACTACTGCTTGATAATTCCCTGCGGCGGGTTGTTTATATACCCAAAATGCTATCGCACGGTCTTGGTTTAAATTAAACCCTTGTCCTAGCAGGCTGATAGGATTTATCAGACCAGGCAAATTTAAAAACATGGCAGGATTTTGTGAAGAAATGCCCGCAATGTTTCCGCGTAAGTTTATTTCATTAATAGAATTAGTATTTGCAAAATTTTTGCCGCGCTCAATCCAATAAAGGAAATCACTATTAACAAAAGGACTTCTAACAGAATTAATAGGATAGGTGATAGGAGTAGAGGCTTCAACACCACCTCTTTTAAGGTTACGTCTAAAAAATTTAGAGGTGTAGTCAAGGGTACGAATTATCATGTACTTTCCTGCCCAAAAAGAGTAATTTTAGCATCCGTAGTCGTAGCGGCACTAGCTTTAATAGAGTCGCCTGTTTCAAGGATTAAATCAGCTAATTCGATTACCCCGTTAGCTTCTATCGCTACCCGATTAAGTAGTTCGTAATCAGTGGAGGCAGAGCTATCCCTAAACTTAACTGTAACTGTCCCTGCGGTTGAACCATTACAGATAATAATGTGTTCTACCCTAGTCGTGGTAGCAGATGGAGCGGTGTAAATTGTGGTTTCAGTTGAGAGGGTAGCACCCCCTAGGAATTTAGGTGTTATCACAAAAAGTACCTCACTTCCTCATAGTTAATCGTTGTGGTAGTTGCAGAATTAACGGCAAAACCCGTACTGCTTTCTACCGTCCCCCCCGGGGTAGTAATACTCAGTTTGCCTGTAGCCGCCCCCGCAGGTAGGGTAAAGGTTAATTCCCCATCGTTTACCACGGATAACCCTGTTACTGGAGTGCCACCGATACTGACAGAGGTAGTCCCTGTAAGTCCTGTGCCGTAAACCGTCACTGTATCGCCCTCAACGGCACCCGTGGGAGTAAAGCCAATTATCTCAGGGGTAGCGGCGAGGGTAGTGGGAGATAACACAGCGTAGCGAGGGCTTCCTCTACCTACTACTGAGGATAACTGATACACATTGACGTAATACTGAGCCTGAATGCTACCCCAGTCTGCTACCTGTTGGGCTACCTCGTACCGTGCTGAGGGGGAGGAGGTAGCAATAGTCCTCACCACGGTTGCCCCATTCATAACATCGACCTCGTAGCTCTCGCTAGTTTCGGAAAGAGGAAGGTTGGTGTAGGTAGTCGCCTCACCCGCCTTCCTATCCCTGCGTTGCCAGCTAATAGTTACCGCCCCAGTTAGGTCTTTAGTCGAGGTCACGTTAACTGGGCTATAGGGTTTCAGGGAATTACCCACAGGGGTAATGCTCACCGCGTCAACGTCTTCTAAAGATTGGTCGCCCGTGATTGCCTTAAATTGAAGAGATTGCCCAAGGTCAGAGGTCAAGCCATCAACCCTGACAATATAGTCAGAGAGCAGGACAAACCTCTCATCAGCCCCGTGGGTGCTAATAAACGCTTCCGTTCCCCTGACACCCCTAACTAGGTTGGATAGGGTATAGGTACGAGCAGCCGTGAGGGTGGCTGTCTCAAATCGAATAATCTCGTTTCCCACTAAGGCGGTATTTTCCCCTGCTTCTAAATCCCCCGCCGCCACGCTTTCAAGCTCCCCATCGTTGATTGTCACCGATACTGTAGCCCCGCCGCCGCCCCCTAGAGTAGTGTTACAAGTCCCTTTAGTAGAGGGCTGTTCAAGGGTTTTGGCGAATTGATAGGAAGCCCCCCCATTCCGACTAACGTAGACCGCCGCCCCTTTCCAGTTCTCATCCCCGTCTGCTGCTAGGTACAAGCCGTTATCCGAATCAGAATCTTGCACTAAGGGAATATCAAGGACTAGGAGATTAGTATCAGAAGCCGCCCCAACGGGGTTAGGGGTGGGGACAATGTCCGCGTCATTTTCCGCCACGGTCAACCTACTTGGGTCGTAGGCTACGGCTTCACAATCTAGAAGCAAATTAGCCCCGACAGTGACCTTAGATAGCTGAACCTTTTGGCTACCAGTGGTTAGAGGAAGCGTTACCACGTCCCCCGCTTCGAGATAAAGGTAGCGAGGGGGGAGGGTAAATTTAAAGGTTCTTCTCCGTAGCCATGCGAGATATAAAATTCGCTCTGCTATTGCCCTTGCCTGTTGTTTCGTAGCCGACAGAGGAAAAGTAAGATTAGGATTACTATCCTCACTAGGATTACCTTCCCTTTTTGCGCGGACTACCGAACTTTGGTAATTAAAGTGAGGGTCGTTAAAAGTTAAAGAAATCTGGGTAGGTAACTCTACCTCGCCAGTGCGGGCTTGTTGGTAGATGGCATTAGGTCGGGATTGCCCAAATTCGTGAGCCGCTAAATCTGAGGGGAGAATACTCAGGATTGAAGGGCGCTCGTAGGGCAAAAACGATATTTTACCACCCGCCTCCACATAGTGAAAATGGAAAAGTTGCTGTAATTGGTCTAAAGTCTCTTTTGGGCTTTTCGATTTATCAACTAGGTACCCATCTATTAGATAGCCCCCCTCGGGTATCTCCTCTATTTCGAGGAGGTCGGTATCAATTTGAGAGGAATCAAATTTTGCTTGTAGGCAGAGGTAGCGCAGCACCGACGACAACGGTACTCTGCTAGGACTGGCTACCGTACCCGCCGTGACTACCTCTGCCGATACTTGGGGAAATCGATTTCCGAACTCCTCTAGCGGTAATCGTTCTAGGACGATATAGCACCGATTGCGATACGCAGGAGTATCACCCGAGCCTAGGGAGGCCTGTATTAGGGAATCAGGGGATTGATTGCTAGTACCTGTATAAATCCGCAGGTATTTAGCCGCCCAATTAGTAGAGTTCGTCTTGGAGGTACTGGTCGCTTCCCCCGATTGGTCGTAAACCAACTTAGAATTGAACCAAAGTTTTCTAATTCCTATTATTGGACCTTCGCAGAAAAGAAGCGCAAAGTCTCCAAAATAGCTGTAGGTTGTCTGGGTTTGTTGCCCTAATCCTTTACCTTTCTTCTTCTTCTTCTTAACTTCAATTATCTTATTAGCCCAGAGGAGATTTCCTGCTACCCGAACTCTACCAAAGGGTTTAGGGATGCCATCGCCGTAATTACTTTTAGGTGCGTTGAGGTCTTTAAGTCTTTCCCCCTCAATATTCCTGCTCGGCTGAAATAAAAATCCCACCGCAGCACTAGCAAGGCTAGAGCCAAGGGCTAACGCTGTAGTAATGGCAATTTGAGGCATGGAATACTATAAAAGGATAACTATATTATACGAAGTACCATGAGCAATTTAACCCCTGATTCTAAACGCTTTAGCGTTGAGGTAAATTTTGAGGGAAATTTTACCCGAGAAGAACGGGCTAAAGTTCAATAATAAGGGATAACGGGCGGATGCAAATCGCCCGTTATCCCCACCCCGTGAGGGTTTTAGCCATTGTTAACGCCGAAGCCTCTGCCTCAAAACGAGATAAACAGATTAAGGCAGGGGTAAAATATCGCTGGTGATTAGGCGTAATTCCAGCGTAAATCTGCTATTTTAGAATCTCCAAAGTAGCCTCGCAGGTCGAGGTGTACAAAGCCTTTCCTTGCTCCGTACCCTAACGCTCCTTTCCAGTTTTTGTCAAGAAAAGTTTGAAACTGAAAAATATCCTTATTAAAAGGATAAACATCAACGGCACTGCCTAGAATATGTTGAGAATTAGGAACTCCCCCAACGGCTCGATTGATTGCAGGGGGGCGATACCAACTTGTTACCTCGATAGGACTCCCCCAAAGTTCTCGCATTTTATCTAATTCCGTAGCAAGAAGAATAACGTTATTTTTGACCGTTTGAGTTTTAGGAATCCTTCTATTGTCTCCTTGGGTGACTTCCTCAACAGTAAAATACTTGCTTACTTTAGCGTTTCGATTATTCCAATTAATCTGCTCGTTTTTTAACATAAATCCTCTAGGGTTTACCCCTATTTTACCCTAACAAAAAACTTACCTTTAACGGTGGGCTTGCTGTTTTCAATCTATCTAGCTTATTTTAGCTGAATCGTAAATTCCTCACTTTCAGAAAATGAAGCCCAGTCAACCTCTAGGTTAGAGTTTTTGAGCCAGTTCTTAATCTCTGCCAAGCGAGGCTCGTGGATAATCTTGACAAACCGACTCGGTAACTCCGAGGGCTCGCAATTGAGGATTAACCGAGGGGGTTTTTTCCTTAAACTTATCCGCCCCGTAGCCCCCTCTATCTTGGTTTTGCCCGTTTTTAACAGTTCTCGGGAAAGATATTCTCTCATTTTGTCGGCGCTGGCTTCGGCTTGCTCCGCTAAAGCCCGTAGCCTACGGTATTCTTGTCGCCTTGCTTCGGCTAAAGCTTCTTGATGCTTGATGTAGCTTGCCACCGCTAGGGCTTTTTCTTCAAAGTTCCCCTCCGCCTGTAGAAACTTGTCAAACAAAGCCGCTATCCTTGCCTCACGTTCGGTATCTGATAAGGTTTCCTCATCTTGGACTAGACAGATAGCCTCTTCTAAATTCAAGATTTCGTCTGATAATTCCCAGAGTTTTGATTCCATTATTAGTTACCTCTTATTTTTAGCCATTCTTCCCTTGTTACTTCTCCTTTCCCCTGCGGTTTAGCGTCCGAGGGTTTAGCGACTTTTCTCCAAAGGTCTAGTCCTAACCCAAATTTGGCACAGCAACGCCGCAGTGCCATAGCTTCGGCGTTGCTGGTCGGGTCTCCAAAAGAGGAGCAATCAATATCCTCAATTCCAGAGCTTTCTCGCACCCGCGTTCCATTCTCCCCAAATATCGTCAGCTTACCGATGATTACCGCTTGATTGCCAA